AAGATGCAGTAAATGACCAACGTTGACCTGCAACCTGTCTAGCCTGTAACTTTCCTGATACTGCCTCAGATATCAATGTTGGTGACTGAGATTGTAAATTTACAGCAGTAAAAACTGGTGAAGTTGGAAAACTCATGCTGTAACTCCTGCACGTCCACGATCATTCATGGCTTGGTTAACCATATTAACAATTTGACTACGTTTTGAGTTAAGTAATTCACTAAAGCCGCGGGTATCTATAGCATTAATTGTAAAGTTGATATTTGTAGAACCAGCAGATGATCCCATACGCTCAACATCACTATTTTTAACTATTTGACCGTTAGTTGATGGAACAAACATTTCTCGACCTTGCTCACCAACCATGTATGGAGTTCCTGCTTGAACAGCACCACCAACAGCTTTACCTTGGAATGATTGAGATCTAATTTGAGCAACTTGTGCCATACCAAATGCAACTTGACCAGCTGCTGCAATATATGAGAATGGAGGTGGATATGTAGCAAGTGCTTTAGTTGCACCAGCGTAAGTATTCATTATTGCATTGCCAATATTAAACGCCTTACTGATTTTGAAAGCAGTTTTGTTATATTGACCTAATGCTGTTATACCTTGTCCAAACTGATTCATCGTTTCAGTGTGAACGCGCTCCATAATTTGCTGCTTGGCTCTTGCAGCATCAAACTCTACTTTTTGCTTTGAATTCTCAAACTCTTCAATGATTTTTAACTGTTCAGCATAGCTATTGCGTAAATCAGTTTTTTCATTGTCATAACCTAATGCTCGTAATGCTTTAGCATTTTCTTGCATTTTCTTAAGTTCTGCTTCAGCAGCTGGATCTCCACCAATTGTTAAAGTTGTTGGAGCTGGCCTGCTCATTTCATCTTTAATTTTTGCCTGTTGAGCAAGCAACTCATCAAGTCTATTTTTTAGTCTTGTAGCTTCAGCTTCAGCTGCTGATAAAATTCCTCCGCCTTCTACATCATCATCACTTGTTAATTTTGCAAACTTTTCGACTTCCTTATTAGCAGCAGTAAGTGCAACTTTTGTTTTTGATACTGCTTCTTCTATTTCTTCAAGGCTTTGAATATTTTGAACATCACCAGTAATTCTTAGCCATTTAGCAAACTCACGCAATCCATCTGATAAAGAATTAACAATTTGAGTAATTCCTTTCATGTTTCCAAAAGAAACAACAACCTGATCGATGGCATCGCCAAAGTTTGAGAATGAACCAGATAAAGTATCCATCTGGTCAACAGCAGCTCCAGCAAACTGGACTTCACCTATTGACTTTAAATATCTAATAATTTCTTGTGAGTTTTTACCTACGGTAGTGGTGGTACCTTGGAATGTAAAAGATACTTTGTCTTGCTCTTGAGAAGCTTTGATACCAAATTCTTTAAGACGTTCAAACTCACCTGTCATTGCATCAGCTACAGCTTCAGCAAACTGGTCAAAAGACTTTCCAGTAGCAGAGGCAGTATTTGCAAATGATTTAAGTGTTTCTTCTGTTGGATTGATACCCAACGAGCGCATTTTGATAAATGACTGAGTAAGCTCTTGAACAGAAAATGGCATCTGTTGAGCTGACTTTTGAATTAATGCAAAGGCTTGATTAGCTGCACCGGCAGAACCAGTAACAGTAACCAATGACTTTTTCATTGTTTCAAACTTAGCACTAATGTCTACAAAAGACCTTATTGCTTGTGATGTCGCAATTCCAGCAATAGCAACACCAGCTAGTTTGGCAGCACTTTTAAGTCCACCTAACTCATTTCTAGTTTGTCCAATGACTTTTGAGGCTTCATCTTTGGCTATTATGCGGATTTTTATTTCATCGGCTGCTGCCATTTTCATGCCTCATATTCAAGTAAGCGACCCAACCGTTAAACTCTTCATAAGTCATTTGGTCAATTTCAGCTACAGTTTTATGTAACTTCTCTGCCAAATAGTAAGAGTAATGTAACTCTGGATCGCTAGTTAGTTTCCCGTCATGCCCTCAACTGAGGCAGACAAGCTAATAGCGTTAGCTAATCTAATAATGACTTCTGGATCTACCTTAGTCATTAAAATAGGCTTATCAGAAAGGTCAAAAATCTTTTTGCCACTTTCGTCCATTGCCTTCATTATTACAAGGCGAACATAAAACTCAACTTCGTCTTCTCTTGCATATTTGAGTAAAGACTTACGGTCTGAAAGAGTAAAAGGCTCTGCTGTAATAATAGCAGGCTCTCCATTCTCACCCCATTCTGGGACTTCAATCCGTTTTATTTCTTTACTTTCAAAATGCGACTTAGCGCGATCTAGTATGCTCATTTTCTTCTCCGTTAAAGAACCGTGGTTAAGTGGTGATCAGGTAGGCCACGGAAGTCCTACTTTTCGGGAATGACCCTAGATCACCTCACCTGTTAAGCTACAGTGCTTTCTGTTACAGCTCCATTAGCTTGGAACGAGAAAGTAGCTTCAATCATGCCGTCAAATGACGCAGATACGCCTTGCTCAGTAATGATTGCGCTCATTGTGTAGTAGGTATCACCTGTAGTTGAGCCCTCTGGATAAAGGTTCATGGTTACTTCTGAACCTGCATCCATTGCGCCCTGACCGGTTGTATCAGACTCGTCCCAGTAACAAGTTACTGAACCAGAAGCCGATGTTAAGCTTGGTTTATAGGTACGAGCAGAGTCACCCATTGTGGTATCCTCTACCGTGTCTGCTGAAATGGTCAAAGACCAGTCACGTACTTCTGCTACAGTGTTTGCGCCAACTTTAACGTAGCCTTCACTGCCCTTATGATTCGCCATTTTCAATCTCCTCTAAAGTTTCAATAGCTTTGGATTTAGCCTTATTAGGCTTCGCCTGTGAAGGCATTTCGGTTGTCCAACCTTTATTTTGCATAGATTCTATACGTGAAGGGTGAACGTTAATTGGTAACTCTGCATTTGGATGATACATAATCATGTGGCACCTCTTGTGTAAAAGTATTCAACTTCCACTGAAATAATGACACCACCTATTGGATCAATAGAACCATCATCAATTTCAATATTTATCACCTGAGTGTCTTTAGCATATCCGCCTCTTGTTCTATCAGAATCAAGTGCTTCTTCTACAGCTTCAACAATCTCATTCCTTGCTTTGTCAATCTCTTTTGATTTAACATAGCAAACAATATCGTAAGTAATCGTACCCATTCTTTGGATAGAAGAGTCACCTATTGTTGAATCTTCTCTAGCTTCATCACCCGTCTGAATAAGAACAGCAGGATATTGAGCATTTGACAACTTATCAAAGTCAAATGGATCTCTAGTAACGTATCCAATATTTACAGGTTCTTTTACGGCTTTTAAAGTCGCAACAATGTTTCCTGCAATGTTTTCACGAATACTCATAATTTAAAATTCTTTGCAAACAACTTAACCAGTTTAAGCTTCTCTTTTTCGTTAAACCCAAAAAATGGTCTTGTTTTATTGTTTCCAAGTGCCTTTTTGGCTTCTGATTTTCTAGAGAAATAAATATTCGCTAATTTATCAGAAGTTTTTACAGCACTTTTTATTGAACCCAACATCTTACCAGAAAAGTTTAAGTCTGGATTTATGCTTCTACCTTTTTCAGCTCTAAAAGCAGCATACTTTTGAGAGTACCTTTTAAAGGAAGCATAAATGCCTTTACCTTTAGCCGTTCTATCAAGAATGACATTAATACCTTGCTGAGATGTTTTGCTTAAAGCTTTAAAAATCGCAAGATCAATATTAACGTTCTTAAATCGTTTCTCTACCGCTGATGTGTCAATAGAGATACCAACATTCATCTGTTTAGGCGTCCTGAAACTTGAATATTCATTTCTTCGCCTGACTCTATCGTTCCATCATCATCAAAATCATATTCAACACCATCAGAATAAACAGCTTGAATCTCTTGATTGTACATGTCACGATAAAAAGAAATCATTGACTGAAATCTATCGCCGTCAACCCAGTTTGTTAACTGAGGAAGCGCATATTTCCATAAAACTAAATAAGCAGATGCTCTAGTCCATTGAGTAGATGTTAACAGAGTAGCATCCATCTCTCCAGCGCGTCCAGTCTTAATCCACCACTTAGCTCGTATATCTCGCTCAATATCTGCTTGAGCTTTAGCATGTTCTGCATAAAACGAAGTAATACCCAAGTCCAGAATATCTGGCTGAATATCAGTTAAATCAGAATCATCAGAAAATGCCATATCTTTCTACCTTAAATGCAAGAAAGGCTCCCCGAAGGGAGCCAATCACTAGGTCAATTAAAGACCTGCGTCGAAGTACATTTCTACGCCGAAAGTATCTTCTAGCTCGCTTACACCGTAAACAGCTACAGCATTCAGCTCAGTAGCACGCAATGATGCGTCACGCTGAGTCTCAATGTAGAAGTCTTTCTTCATAGCCATACACAATGCTTCAGCATTGAAGATAGCACCTTTAGCATCGCCTGAACCGTCAACAGTTACGTTAGCTGATTCGTAGATGTCAATACCAGCAATACGACCAACATAGCCATTAACCATTGCTTCATTCTGGATTACACCACCGTTAGGGTTAACACCAGCAGCAGTCAATGACTTCTTAAGGTTGTATGTTTGATATGGGTGGAATACACCAACATAACGACCCATTGCTTTGTTAGCTTGCAAAGTAGCAGCAGCTTGGAACAAGTAATCAGCAGTCAGTTCGGTAGTAG